TACACCATCCGTACAAATATTATTCAATATTTTACCATCAGATGCAGCGGTATAGATAGCACCGCCATCATAAAAATTAAGAGTTATATGATGAACATAATTATATTGTATCAATGAGTTTACTGTATATGTTGTACACATTCCCATATAACCAGTATAAGAAACTTCATTATATAACATAGTAATATTTCTATTCCAATTACTCCATATTCCCATTCCGTTTTGCCCGATAGTTATTTCATACATACCTCTTTCTTGTCCTGTTACATAAGCAACTTTATAAACAGTACAGTTTTGTAGAAATACATTGTTATTATCAATAACGGAGATACCATCTGAGTTTTGATCATTACAAGTTAGTCCGTCAATAATTATTGTTTTGCTATTTCTAACTAAAACAGAATAATATCCAGCATAATTAAATGTTGAAGAACGAATATTAACATAACTGCTGTTATTTATTTGAACACCACACCTATCAGCGCCATTAATAGCTAAATTTTGAATGGTTAATAATTTTGCATGATTAGCATATATACAATCATCTCCATAACTTACAGTCATATTTAAAGGAGAAGAAAGAGAGAAAACATAAAGTGTTTTAGTAGAATTATTATAAGCCCATTGATTAACGCCAGCAAGTAAACTTCTATGATTCTGAATAAAGTAATGATTTCCTGTTAAAACAGGCCAAAGGTTAGCAAATGGAGGTTGAACAGGATGTTTTGATGTCGCTAATTTAAGTGGACTTATATTGAATGTTTTATTACTATAGGACTTACACCGTGAAATTGAAAGAAGATATTGTTCTATTATCACATAAATTTCTGCATTATCCCATGTTCCATTTGCATCAGTAAGTGCAGAATCAACAAAAGTAGAATCACCTCCTGTTGTCACTGTTTTTTGTGCAGATCGGGCAATATTATATTTAGTTGACCCACTAAAAACATTTGTAATTACATCAGGGAAATTATTATCTTGTTTTGACCAAATATTTCCTCCCTCATTAGTCCATCCAGAAACGGACTGCAATCCTGTTAATATCGGAGCAGAACCAGTTCCATAAGAATCTACGAATACATTTGTTTTACCCGATAAGTCTAACTTATCATTTATAAAAGTCGATCCCTTTGCAATATTAACTATTGTATTATCGGTTAAAACAGTACTTATTTTTGAGAGGGTTGCATAAGGATTTAAATATGAGCCATTACCAGTATTGTCGTTCCCAGAGTTGCTTACATACAAAGAATTATTTTGCGTAAATACGGTATTAATTGAAGTCGTTAACGATGTGAAATTTGTATTGATTGAAGAAATGTAAGTTCTCCCCTTTATGCCAGCCTTCAGTCGTATTATATTTACTGAAGCAGGAGCATATTTACTTAACGTATCAAAATTGTTATTTATGACCGTATAAGGACTTGATTTAGTAATTGTAGTTAATAATGTATCAACACCCTCGGCAACCCCTAGAGAATTAAAATTAGCGTTAATCACTGAAATAAACTGTGTTGATGTCATTCCACTTGTTAAAGTAGCTTGACTATAACTCAATACTGATATTATTATAAATATAAATACGACTAATACTTTTTTCATTTTATACGGCTTTATAAACTATGAAATTATCACAAAGAGACCAAACATAAGCAGTGGACACATAAGCATATAGACCAACCTTTGTTTGATTATTTAAATAAGTATTACTTCCAGTTAATACTTGGGTTCCGTTCCAATAAACAGTAATTGCGTTTCCCTTAGCCACAACTCTTAATGTATGAGTAACTCCATTTTCCTGAGTTATGGAAGGAGTTCCAAGTGAAGCTCCCCCTCCTACTGCAGAACAGGCTACATAAGGAGTCCCAGATGAAACTCTTGAAATAGCAGCTTCCCAACAGTGTGTTTTGTCTTGAAATCTGAATGCAATTCCAATAGAATAATTTGCAGAATTTGGCATTGTAATGTCAAGCGAAATATCTTGATCGGACTCCCCACTTTCGCAATGAATAAACTGCGAAGCATCTGAAACTCTTAAAAAATTAGCTTGATTCGATAGAATCTTAAATATTCCACTACCAGCCACATTACTATCATCTGTCCACGCACCACCTATTTCTTTTGTGTGAGCATAAAGGTAAGCTCCATCTGTTCCTGTAAATGTGTCATAAACAATCTTTGTTGCTAGTGTAGTAGTATTTACCGACGCACTATAGGAAGAATTTCCTGTCGTGTTAGAAGCATAAAGTTTATAATAATACTTTGTACCTCCTATAACGGCGGTGTCAGTCCATGCTTTTATTCCAGATGCCATTGAATGAACCTCTGAATAACTGCTTTCATCGGTAGTACTTCGTAAGATATGTATAGTACCAGAAGAATCATCCCATGTTAAAGGAATGGTTGTTGCAGTAGGTGTACCTAAAACTAATGTTGAAGGTGGATTTGGTTCAGGAATAAATACTGATTGTCCTGTTCCTCGGTTATCCTTTACTTCTCCATGCTCACTATTAGTGTCGTTCCACCAGTTAGACAAAAGAAATTCATCTCTCATTTTATTCTCATTTGCCGTTGCAAAAGCAGACGAAAGAATCATTATATAATCGGGAGTAAAAGGAGATGTACTTAAAAACTTTACAATAGTTTTACTAAAATCAAAACCGACAATTTCAGCCTGAGTTACTGTTCTTTGAACCAAATCTGATTTAAACCATATTTTATCAGTATCATAAGTTTGATAAGGATTTGTATTAGGAACCTGAAAAGTATAACTGCCAATACTACCGCCAACAGTAAGAATATCCCATCTCTTTAAACCAACGAGATTACCTGCGCCTGTTACTTTCCAAATCTCATAACATTCTGATTGCTGAACCCAATATTGTGGAGTCCAGTTACGACTCGATGAACCAGTAAATGATGTATTAATATTTGCGTTAATAGTTCTCATCAATATACAATAAGCATATCCGTAGCTGTAGTATCTGTATGTACTGCCTTTACCAATCCTGTAAACAATGATCCGTCAGGTGCATTTTTAAATGTCTGGAATCCTGCATCACCTACTAACCATACTTTAAGATTACCTCCTACACCTACATATAATAGTCCAGGTTCAAAAGTATTAGTAGCATGAGGTACTACTACCATAGATCTTCTAAACTGTAATGATACCGGACTATTACTTGGATCACTAATAACAACATTTGTCTTTTCCATTTTATTATATATTATAAATAAATATTTGGATTAACTGGAGTGTATATATTGAATTGAAACTTATTCATTACTCTTTTGCAATAATCTATTAAGGATACTATATCATCTTCAGTAAGATAATTAAACTCATCATTGATTATTGAATTACCATATGCTGTATAAGAATTCAATATGGTAAGTATTACTGAAATAGATATGTTTATATTATCTAACTTTTCATATAACGGATTATCACCAGTGTGTCTCTTTAAGATATTACAGAACTCATTGGCAAATGAACTGTGTAATGTCTCAATAAGAGTTATCTGATCATCTATATATGTCTGTGATAATACCATTATGTATATTGTAATTCAACATTATTATAGTCAAGAATCCTCATTATCCTTCCATAGATATTTGCTATCACTGAAGTAGTCGATACGTCTGAAGCACTGATTAAAGCCTGTAAGAGACCAAATGTCGTATTACATTGCTTAAGATAGTCATCTGCCTCATTTCCTTCTTCCATGGCTGAGAAGACCTGATACATGCGTGTAATGGCATTTAATGAATTAGCATAAGCAAACTTATTAAATGTAGTTGAATAAAGAGGAGTTGATATACCAGTTGCATCATCTGCTACAAAGACTGCAGTTATATAATAGGTATCATCATCAACCTTTACTACATCATAGGTACCATCATAGTTTGTTGTTCCTACGATAGATACTTTCATTCCAGTAGTAAGTAAATGAGAAGATGATGTAACCAATACCGTTCCGGCAACGGTTCCTGAGTAATCAGAGAAAGCAGTTATAGCTGTTGCTGCCATATAAACATCATAGACAACATTATAATATCCATCAACCCATTCTCCTAATTGATCCGGATATACTATGTCTCCCAGTATAGGATCTGATGATAGTATAATACTTGTTACATCTATCGTTATTGAATCACCATTAGGATCAGTAACTACAAGCGTTGCTAATGATACATTTGTTGAATCAATACCAGATGTACCATCCCATTTCTTTCCATTACCGGTATCAGGACCAGTAGTATCAGTTATCTTTAATACTGTTGCATTGGTTAATACCTTAAGATCTATTGTAGGAGTAAACATGATTAGTATTTTAAATAAAAAAAGGTACAAGGGGAACAGCATACCTATTCCCCTGGCACCATATATCAATTAAACACCAATACCTGATGTCATTGTAGAATATGCATCAAGCACATCAATGACAATATCATTAGCATCATTATTATCATAAAGAGTATCAATAGCAAGGATTAACTGTTTTGGATTCCTTATTGCTCCTCCTATACTCTCATTACGTCCTGCTCCTGTCCATGTGATAGCAAGTTGATTAAACGTGTGTCCAGATGTTACACGGGAAGTAAATCCCTGGTACATATAATCACCACGATATTTATCTCCTCCTTCACCCTGTGTAAACCATTCAAGATCCTTAATCTGATCTTCTAGTCCCTGACCTGTATCTGCTGCAGTACTATATGTTATTGCTGTACTACCAAAGTTTGTAAGTCCAATAGTAAATGCAACCTTTTGCCATGGTCTCTTACCAAGTGTCCATGTTGGTGCTACACCTGTAAGACGTATACCATAGTTACCTACGTTTGCAATAGGTATAACTGATGCAGCAACATCAAGAGTAAGTGCTGCTGAAGCACCAGTATATGGTCTATCAAGTTCTACAACAAGTGCGGATCCAGGAAATGATATTATCTTATAAACAGGACTGCCTAATGCTACTGCAGCATTTGTTCCTGTAGCACTACCAAGACGTAACAAATCACCTACTGCCGGTACTACTGCTCCTGATGTTGTCCAGTCTGTAGCTATTGTAGCATATTTAGAACCATTAACTACGGTAAGTGCATGATGTAACCTATCATTATTTACCAGTGCTGCTGAATTGATTACATCTGCTACTATAGTAGACTCTGGTTGTTTTTTAAGACTAGGTACAAGATTACCCATCAAACCAAATGCTACGCTTGTTGCAGTGGCTGAATCATCAGACTTATACATGATATCAATATACTCATCTCTTCCCTGTCCAGTTCTTCCTGTCTGATAGAAATGTATGGTTAGATTATAAGTATTAGCATTGATAACACTTATCGAATTACCTGAACCGGTATATCCAATATATGATATCTGTTCAGCTGCAGCATGTGTTGCAATACCACGATAGGTTATTATCTCACTTGCCTTAAAGAAATCTGAATACACTAACTTGGTATCATAACGTCCAACAAGACGAACACCATTAAGTGCTACACGGTCATCAGTAAGTACAGATGTTGCACTCAAAACCATGTTCTGATCATTACATACTGAAAATGCCCCGTCATCGAGACATGTATAATCAGTTATGTAAGCTGTGTCTGCTGTTACTGGGACTGTTGAATCCGGTCCTAGTACCAGTAAGTTCATAATGTGCGATTGTTCCATTTCGTTTTTTATTTAATTATTTAAGAACTAATTTAAAACCATTCTCAAGCACCGTACCGTTATCGATAACTTGCTTTACCATGGCTCTTGACATACCAAGTGCGGTAGCACACTTAGTTAGAGAATCATATTCTGCAACAACTTTCTTTCCTACATAACATAGGACAGTTTTTGATGCAGAACTATTAGATTTTGCTACTATCTTTTCTTTAATAGGTTTCTTAACATTATTTAATGCTTGTCTGGCAATGATCCTTGCCTTGTAAACTCTACTTTCCATTGTCTTGTGTTTTTTCTTGTTTTTGATTATTCTGTCCTAGATTACCTAGATAATTATAAGCTGCTCTCACAGCTATCTCTTCATGTACTGATGAATCAATCTCCATCTCTCCAGGATTAACATGATAATATCCTGAACCATCTGCTGCAAATGTTATTATCGATCCACCATATGTCTTTGATACCTGAAATGTATTGGTTGTTGCTGTTACTACAAAATATAATACTCCTGCAGTAAGTTCAGTAGGAAGACCTGATCCGCTAAACATGACACGATTATCATTTAATAATCCATGATTAGCCTTTGTTACTGTATTAACTACCATAGTCATCGTACATGATATCCCTGATTCATCCGGAGGATTAAAATATATCTGTCTTTGTTTCTTTATATACTTACATGTATAACTTGACAGGGTAGTATTAGGAGGTATGATAAGATCTAACCTGTTACCATATGAATTAAGTCTCCATATCTCATCCAGAAATGGCTTTAAAAAAGGATTGGCTTCATTTACTGAAACCATATTATGTTTGATAGGTATGATAGATACTCCCTGTGTCACTTGTTGACCATTACAGTCAGTAATATTCAATACTGCCCTCTCACTTACGATATATTGAAGATCTAAAGGAGCAACACAATAGTATCCATAGTCACTTAATGTAGTTGTTGATATGAATGTAGTTGCTGTAAATGGTTTAAGAAGTGGTGCCAGTATCCTGCTTATCCTTTCTGTTACCTCAAACTTCTCCCTTGGATCAATGATACTATCATACTTCTCTGTTATGTATTGCTGATATGCCCAGTTAAGATAATCCTCAACGATAGTAGACATGACAGGATCAATGATACCATATTTGGCTACCTCAAGATTAAACCGGTGTTGTAGTTCCTGTATTGTCATTGATTAGGTCTTCCTATTAATGTATCTACCTGTGCGCTATTACCTGCTTCATTAGGATTAAATACTTTCTTGGCAAGGTTTACTGCTGTATTGACTATCCTGTTATGAAGAAATACATTCAACTCACAACTTACTCCATTTGCTATAAGAATAGGTTTACGTAAATATTCCAGTTCAAAATTATTACTGGTAGCATATGTAGTGTAGTTATCATAGATGACAGTTATCTTTTTAAGAGTGTCTTCATAGACTCTTGGTTGAAGCAGTAATGGACTATTAATACTGTTATATAAAAATCTTCCTGATTGTTCTTTCTTTATCAGTATATTCTCAACCCACTGATCAGATGTTATTGGTTTAAATGTAGTCCTTGTTATCTTGCTCTTGGAGCTGATGTAACCAATGTATTCCTGTAATGGAGTATATAGTTTTGTATATGAATAATCTAATCCAGAAGCAAGTGTTCCTTTCTCATTAACTATGACATTAGAGATATAAGTATATCTTTTCAGATCTGCTTCTTTTAATACTTCTATATCCTGTGCCTGGTTAAGTAAGATATACATTTCCGAATCTTCATAACCAGGTCCTTCAAGGTTGGCTATATCGTAGCCAACCCTAAAAGCCTTTAACATCTCCGTATATGTCATACTGTAGTTTTCCTACCTGGTTTACCTTTTGGTTTTGTAGTTGTATCTTTTGTTGTCACAGATACAGCATTCAACTGACCAATCCTATTTAACAAGTCTTCATTCTGCTTTGCCAGTTCAATATTCTTCTCAGTCAACTCATTATTTTTTAAAAGAGTTTCCTTTGATAGTTTCTCTATTGACTCAAGACGATTAAGAAAATCCATTGGAGGCTTATCTTCTTCCTTTGCTTTCATCTCAGGAATAACTTCCTTCTTCTCAACATTATCCAATGAATCTAATCTACCTATCAATGATAAACGTATGTTATTATTACGTTCATCCTTAAGATAGTTAATCAATCCTTCAAGAGTATTCTTAGAGGTAGGTTCTCCAAAGACAGTAAATGTCTGACCATCTCTATGAATGAAACCATTGTTAATAGCTTTCTGAACTAATACCTTAGATTCAAAATCAGTGTCTGTCATGATAGACAAGAAGGTACCTGTCCTCTCTTCTATTACCCTGCCTATCTCTCCACGTAAGTAATCGATACTTGGATTGTTAGGTAATCGCTTTGCTTCCTTATCGGTAAGATAATAGATCCATAGGAAGTCTGACATCTTTTTTGCCGAACCATCTATCTTACCAAAGAGCATATATGCATCTTTCTTTGCATCAACCTTGGTATTCTTTAACTTATCCTCTTCTGCTTCAAAGACAAGAGCAAACTTAAAGGTACCTTTTTCGTACCTATCAGCAAATGAAGGAGCAATAGTCTCAAGGTTTACTTCAAGAATCTTATAGGAAATGAAATCCCCTATGTTAGAAAGATCCAGAAACTTACCATTCTTATCTACAAATACTGTTCTGTTAATCCAGAAGTTCTCTTTTTCCTTTTTGTTTATATTAAGATCATCGGCATTCTTAAACCCTAATTCCCTTGCTACCTTATCTTTTTCTTCATTTGTAAGATCATCAAGAGGATCCAGTAACATACCTGATCTCTGTAGTCTTGGTACTACGTATTCAATCTTAGCACCGGTATTCATGAAGGCAGAATCCGATTCAGCAGGTAGCCAGTCGCTGCTACGCTTAATAGGTTCCACCTTCACTTTTCCAGTTCTTAGATATCCTTTTCTTCTTGTTGCTAAAACGTCTGACATTAATGTTTCCATACTGCTACTATTAATTTATTTATTTATTATGCCAGAACTGAAGGACGGATCGTTGCACACCTTGTTGGATCTTTCACCATCATACCACCTACGAATGCCCTATGAATGGTATAACCATCCTTACCATTGGACATAAACCGTTTTGGCAGATTAGGTTGGAATGGATCACGTAATCCAGGTTCCATCCCCATGATGTCTTCTCCACCTTCCTGATAGACAGGACGGATATTATCTTCTCCTCCTACCTTACCAACATTGAGGATCTGGTACTCATATGACTTTGCAACACCTTTACCAGATGGATGCATAATCTTATTACGTTCCTTATCATCGAATGCCGGATCAATAAGAACACTTATAACACTACCATCAGGTCCTGTATATTCAATAAAGTTATCTTTGAATCCAAAACCATTACCAGTATTGTATAAGAGTTTATCTGTCATCAAAGGAGTATATAGTTGTGTATAATCCCTTATTGCAAGATGCCATGCATAGGCTCCCCACTTACCTGTCCTCATGACTACCTTACGTGTCTCACCATAACCTTTTTCATTATCTGTAAGGTCCATGATATGTTCGGTAAGCCATTTGATATCCAGTTCATATCCATTATAGAAAGATATATTGGATGATTCGATCTGCTGTTCAAGACCTGCTCCCTGTTCTATTGTGAAACCAGAGATATCTTTCTGTAAGAACCTTCCATCATCAGTCCTGTTAAGGGTTGCAAAGTTTAAAAGTTTATCCTTTGCATCCTGGAACTGTTGTTCGAATTCCCAGTCTGCATACTGTGTCCATGTGGTAAATAACTGCTGTTTGCCATTCTCATCCACTGCAGGCCATGAGAAAGCTACCGGACGTGATATCATGTTACCTGGCAGAGTATTTTCCATACGTATCATTGAGAAGACGTTCTTCATTGCAAATGGGCTGGTATAGTTTGGTGTTCCACCTTTTGTACTTAATGTCTTACTGACAATAGACCATTCCTTACTGTACTTCTTACCTGCAAGTAGATCTTCATATGGTATAAAGAGTGTCTGATCACCTGTGAATAGTTCACAGTTATATGCCCACTGTCCTGCACCATAAGGTTCAGGTATACCAACGATACGAATAGGATAGACTGAGTTATGTTCACCAACGATTATGTTAGTGTCAGAGAAATACCTTTCAGGAAATATAAGAGTGAATCTGCCTCCTGCAAGTCCTGTACGTGATGTTGCACTTACTGCAGCACCATTAACAAGACATGAATAAAGAGGGATGTTCTTTCTTGCATCTCCCTGTAAGTGCCAACGGAAGTCAGCATCTGTCTTACAATAGAAAGGTGTGAACTGTTTCAAAATCATTCCGAAGTTCATGCCTTTATTGGCACGATAGAGTAATGTAACCAAATTTGATGTTTCGGTAGGATGCTCCTGATAAATAGCACCAAGATGGTTTGTTGTTACAAGACCACTAAAATCTTTCGGTTCATACTCCTGTAGAGGTGAAATAAGTTTCATGATAATAAATTTTTACATTAGTTGTGGAAATTGGAAAGGTACTTTCTTAACCTGTTCCTCTTTTTTCTCATACGTGATTCCTTTACCTGTTACTCCTGTGACTTCTTCTTTCAGTTTACCTGATAACTTCTCTGCTGCAGTAGAAGTCATCTTCTTAACAAACTTAGATAAGTCAGCCTTCGCATCAAATAATCCCATCTGTATGAAATAATTGAGTTTCAGATCAAACAGAACCCTGTCTTCCATTCGTTTTTTATTGATAAGATTTATTGGTGTTTTCCTTCCATTTATGACTTTCTCTTCAACAGGCTTAGTCATAAGATCATTTAGTTTGATCTTTTCATTTGGTGTTAGTTTAATACCAGGAAGGATCTCTTCGGTCTTCTCTATTGTTGCTTTGATATTCTTCTGCAGTTCTGCTTCTTCATCATCTGCTTTTTTCTGTGCAGCCTTTGCAGTTTCAATCTGTACCTGTTTCTGACCTGCTATGTAAGTATTGATATTATCCCTTGCCTCTTTTGCTTCTTCAAATAATGTCTCATTATCTTCTGATGCTTTAAGGAAGACCTGTATCTTAGTATCAGATAATCCCTTTAACTTCAGATCCTGAACGATTATTTGTTTCTGCATGTCAGTGTCATCGGATAACACCTGGTCAGTAACTTTCGAATAAGCATCTTCAATGGTAAACTGATGTTCCACGTTCTCCTGTGGTACACCTAGTTCAATCATCTCAAGAAATTCCCGCTGTCTGTCTGTCAAGGAGTCAAGATATTCACTTCTGCCCTTTTCAATATATTCCTTCTGCGCTGATAGGAATAATTTCATGGCTTCACTGAATGGCTTGCCTTTAAGATCGTCAAGGTTAAGGGTTGGGAGGATGCCTTCCTCATGAAGTGTAGCAGCATGGAGATATAGTGGTGAATCTTCTTTTATTATCGCATCCTCTCCCCCTTTTCCTTTTTTTATATCATCATCTTCATGCGATTCATCACCAGAGGTATTACCCTCTCCCATTGCTGCCTTTATCTCTTCTGCTGTATCTGGTACCCATATCTTACCTTCAGGAGTACCAGTGTTTGGCTTGTGTGTTTCTGATTTGTTTTTCTGATTATCATCAGGATTTTCATTCTCTTCTTTGCCTTTGGATTCACCAATCTTAGGCAATACTAAAGCCATGTCTTTTTCTAGGGACGATATATTTAATCCTTTGAATATCCCAGGCTGATCTTTTTCATTTGGCATACTGCTACATTTTAATTAAACAATTTTACACTTTTCTGATTATACTTAAAAACTTATTCACCACTATATCTTTTATTTCATAAATTCCTTAATACAAAAATTATTCAAAGGTACTAATTCTGATTTGCCTTTTGTTTCATGCTATGTGCCTTATTGAAATTCTCCCTTTCTTCAATAAGTTTTCTATTAAATTGTTCATTCTCTTTCTCAAGTTTCTCCAGTTCTGCCCTCATCTTTTCCTTTGATTCATTGATGTCCTTCTCTATCCTTTGTCTTTCTATATCAGTACTAGCATCTGTCTTATATTTTAATCCATCCAGTTCCATCCCTTTAAGTATGATAGCATTCTGTAACTTCTTAAGTTCTATCTCTGTTGTCTGCTGGAACTTCATCTGATCCCACTTGATCTGTGTCTCTACAGCATTCTGTTTAGCTTTATTTGCATTCTCTTCTGACTGTTGCTTCTCAGCAAGCCTTGCATCTTCTGCCTCTTCTAGTTTCTTTCCTACAGCTGGTATGCTCTTAGCTTTCATTATCTCAAAGATATCTTTGAACTTAACTGAGTCATTCTGTAATGCTGCATGAGCATATTGCCGGATATAGTTAAAGAGTTCATCATCGTCCTTACCATCACTCATGTATAATCCATAAGCTGTCTCACTCATCATAGGACCATTGACATTAAGTACCTGACCTATTAATCCATCATCCATAATGCTTAATGAGAATGACTGATCCTTATAACAATGTTTTGCAGTCTCAAGATTAAGTTCCAGTAACCGTAGTTTAGTATTATCATGGATATAGAAATAAGGTTCTGTTATGAATGATGATTGTTCCAGTGCTTTATTTATACCACCAAGAGTCTCCCTGTTCTGCATAGCACCTTCACGTTGCTGTGATATACCGGTTATCTCATTTATCTCATTCTTTATATATCTGGCAAATTCAAGGTTAGCCTGTATGACTGCTGATGCATCAAGGTTCATTGTTGCCGGTGCCCTGTTATTAATACTATTAAGAAGTTTACCCATTGCTGCACCTTCATTACCTGTCTTAAAGGAGTCGGTTACAAACCATCCGTTCATCTCAGCATACATCATCCATATATCAGGTTCCCATCCTTCAGGTATACGTGCCAGATCTAACTCAGCAAGAATACCTTTATTCCTTGCACTAGCCATCTCTGCACGAGTCATGGTTATATTATAAAGATATTTATATGGACGGATCCTGTCAATAAGAGAATAAGCTTTATCACCTATAGTATATATCGTTCCTACATATGGAGGCATAATATGCGAAGGATTATTAAATGTCATCCCTAGCCGTGGTAGTCGTTCCATCTTAACAAACTCATCGATACCTATTCTATATCCCTGCCACCATTCCGTTATCCATTCCCATTTTATCTTTTGACCTAATGCTTCATTAGGAGAATAATCTTCAGACACATAATCAAATAGTTCCTCTCCATCTTCATAATAGGATAACTTACCTACTTTTACTTTTGATTGCCATACTACCCTTGTTACTCTTATGTTTCCATTATCATCATAGCCTCCTGCATAGTAACTTATATCTTTACTTGATAAAGGAACAAGTTGACTATCTACCTGCATCATATATTCCTGAGTGATGTTTACTGGTCCGGAGAACATAAGGTTTTGTCCTAACCGGTTATTAAGCACTCCTTCATCAAACTTCTTAACCTGTGTCTCACTGAGTTCATCATAGAATAGATCCGTTACTGTACCCATTGACAGATATGAGTCTTCTACAATGATCATGCTATTCTCAATATAGTTGCTATCACTATTACCAAAAACAGAAACATAACGTGGTTTTACTTTTCTATTATATGGCTGACCATGGAAGATATCACATGCATATATCTCTTCAGCTACAGTTACTATATCATAAAATGCAT